AATACTGGTGTAACTTTAGCACAGGCTGCTTACGATAATTCAAACACCAAGTTCAATACTTCTGGTGGTACAATTACTGGCGATACAACGGTTACTGGCAACTTAACTGTTTCTGGTACTGCCATCTACGCCAATGTTCAATATTTGGATGTAGAACACAATACCATTACATTAAATGCTTCTTTAAGTTCTACCACAGCCCCAACACAGAACGCTTCAATTATTGTTAACCGTGGTTCTTCATCAAATACAGAGCTCCGTTGGAGTGAGATTGATGGGGCTTGGGAGTTTACCAATGATGGTACAACATATCAAACAATTGGTTCCGCTAGTAGCGCTCAGCAGGCAATTAATGATGCCGCTTCAGCAAGTCTCTATGCTAATACTGCTATTCATAACGCAGAATCAGCCAGTCAATACGCTAATACAGGTATCAACAATGCGGCATCAGCATCTGCTTATGCCAATACCGGTATCAATAATGCCGCTTCTGCAAGTCAGTATGCCAACACAGGTATCGCCTTAGCACAAGGTGCATTTAACCAAGGTAATTCTACTGCCATGGTAGCCAATACTGCACTTAATAATGCTGCGTCTGCCTCATTGTATGCAAATACTGGTATCAACAATGCTGCTTCAGCATCTCAATATGCTAACACCGGTATCAATAACGCAGCGTCTGCTTCTCAATATGCTAATACAGGTATTGCTCTGGCACAAGGTGCTTTTGACCAAGGTAACTCCACAGCAATAGTCGCTAATACGGCTTTGAATAATGCCGCTTCAGCAAGTCTCTATGCTAATACAGGTATCAATAATGCTGCTTCAGCGTCTCAATATGCCAATACAGCACTTAATAATGCTGCAAGTGCTAGCCAATATGCGAATACAGGAATTACATTAGCACAGGCTGCTTATAACGAAGCAAACAGTACTTCAGGATTTGCCAATACTGGAATTAATAATGCTGCTAGTGCTAGCTTGTATGCTAATACGGCTATTAATAACGCAGCCTCAGCAAGTCAATATGCAAATACAGGTATTAATAATGCCGCTTCTGCTTCACAATATGCCAATACTGGTATTGCCTTAGCACAAGGTGCATTTAATCAAGGCAATAGTACTGCTACTTACGCTAATACCGGTATTAATAACGCAGCATCAGCAAGTCTCTATGCTAACACCGGTATTAATAATGCAGCAAGTGCTTCGCAATATGCCAATACGGCAATTAATAATGCCGCTAGTGCAAGTCAATATGCTAACACCGGTATTACTTTAGCGCAAGGTGCCTTCAACCAAGGCAATAGTACTGCTACATATGCCAATACGGCAATTAATAATGCCGCTAGTGCAAGTCAGTATGCCAATACGGCTATTAATAACGCAGCATCAGCATCACAGTATGCTAACACCGGTATCAACAATGCTGCTAGTGCAAGTCAATATGCGAATACTGGAATTGCTTTAGCACAAGGTGCTTTCAATCAAGGTAACAGTACCGCCACGGTAGCCAATACTGCTCTGAATAATGCAGCTAGTGCTTCTCAATATGCTAACACCGGTATCAATAACGCTGCTTCGGCTAGCTTGTATGCGAATACTGGTATCAATAATGCTGCCTCGGCTAGCCAATACGCTAACACAGGCATCACATTGGCACAAGGTGCTTTCAATGCTACCAATTCAGCATCATTGGCCGCCAACTCTAAGGCTACTGTATACAATACAATTACACCTCCAACATCTAGTGTTGGTGATGTTTGGATTGATCCAAATTCTGGTATTGAGTATGTCTATGTAAGTTCCAATTCAGCATCACAATGGGTTGAGTTTAGTTCTTATGGTACCGCACAGACTGCAACTGCTAATCTACAGTTTGCCGACCAGACAATGTTCGCCACATATAGTAATAGAGATATTACTATTTTGAATGGTGGTACAGGTAACATCAACCTACAAGCTGCAAACACATATATTACTGGTAATTTGATTGCTTCTGCTGTTGGTGCAACTGCTCAATTTAATAATATTGGTGCTGCTTACTTCCGAGTAAACACAGCTACCATTCAAGCAAACTCTGCTGCAATCAATATTGTTGGTTCAAAAGGATATTACACTCAGCAACCAACATCTAATGGTTACATGATGCAGATTACTGGTTTGGATGATACCACAACCAGAGTGGTCGTTGATTCCGCCAGCCAAGACGGTTCTGCTTATTCCGCTTTCATTGGTCGCCACGCAAGAGGTACTCATCAGAATCCTACTGCTGCTCAAAATGGCGATGTATTAGCTAAGTTTACCGGTAACGGATACGGTGCAACAGGTTATGGTGTTAATGCTGGTGGTGCTTCCGTTGAAATGGTTGCTACAGAGAACTATACTGATACTGCAAGAGGTGCAAGTCTTGTTATTTCCACCACAACACCAGGTTCAAATGTAAGAACAGTTACAGCTACTTTTGCTTCTAATAACATTACTTTAACAGGTAATGTAATTGCAAATACAGCGAATTGCAATTCAAGTTTCTACAACTTAAACATTGGCGGTTCACTAACATACGCATATCAAATTGATACTGCCAATACAACACAGTATATCAATTACAACACACAAGAGTTGCAATTAGTTCCAATTACTGGTACGACTACATTAGTACATCAAAACATTTTTGCCGGCAGAAAAGTGGTTGCTTGTGTAACCAATAGTTCTGGTGCCGACCAAACAATCAACCTGGGTGTGCCTATAAATAACTGTACTGCTACAAGAGGTAGGAATGGTAATTACTCAGCACCAGCAAATACGGCTACGGTGTTCTCCGGTACCACAGCATTCTTTACATTCTATAGCTTCGGCACTACTACGGCAAATGTGTACTGCTCAGTCACTCCAACCTAAGAGATAAATAAAACATGGCTACATTTAGTTTTCCTACTTCACCCTCTCTTAATCAGACATACACCTTTGGTGGTAAAACCTGGAAGTATAACGGTACTGGTTGGGCTCTTGTTACCAATGTTGATGCTGCTCAGTCAGCATGGAACACCGCAAACTTAGCATATACAACATCTACAAGTTCTGGTACACTAGCACAAGCTGCATACGATACTGCTAATACCAAGTTTAGTTCCGCTGGCGGCACAATCTCTGGTAATGTTATTATCTCTCAGAACTTAACTGTTACTGGTAACTTAACATTACTTAGCAACTCATCTATCGTTACTGCTAATACATTCGGTGTATCCAATGCTATTATTAGTATTCATACTCCTTCTGGACTGGCACCATTAACAACTGATGATGGTCTGAATATTGGTATTACAAACCACTATTACAATGCTTCAACTGGTGGTGATGGTAATGACTTCTTGGGTCGTGTAGATTCCAATGGTTATCTAACATATTTCAGTAAGGCAACCGATCCATTTAATGGTCCTGTTACCGGTATCACAATGGGTACCTTCCAAACAGGTAATGTGATTGCTAATACATTTGTAGCCAATGGTGTTGATATTGCTTCACAGAGTTCCTCCGGATCCTCCTACGCTAATACTGCTTTGGTACTGGCACAAGCTGCCTATAACGCAGAGAACTCTACTGCCATTTACGCCAACACAGCAATCAACAATGCAGCTTCAGCGTCCACATATGCTAACGTAGCAATTAACAATGCTGCGTCTGCTAGTTCTTATGCTAACACCGGTATCAATAATGCCGCTTCAGCTAGCTTGTATGCCAACAATGGTATTACTCTGGCGCAGGCCGCTTTCAATCAAGGTAACTCTACTGCTACCTATGCTAATACTGCTCTGAATAATGCGGCATCAGCTAGTCAATACGCTAATACAGGTATCAACAATGCCGCTAGTGCAAGTCAGTATGCCAATTCTGCTATTAATAATGCCGCTAGCGCCAGTACCTATGCTAACACAGGTATTACATTAGCGCAGGCTGCATTTAACCAAGGCAACTCTACTGCTACTGTTGCCAACACAGCATTAAACAACGCAGCATCAGCCAGTCTTTATGCTAATACTGGTATCAACAATGCTGCTAGTGCCTCTTTGTATGCTAATACGGCTATCAATAACGCAGCATCTGCTTCTCAGTATGCTAATACTGGTATCACTTTAGCTCAAGCAGCTTTCAATCAAGGTAACTCTACTGCTACCTATGCCAATACAGGTATCAATAACGCAGCAAGTGCTTCGTTATATGCTAATACGGCTATTAACAATGCTGCATCAGCAAGTCAATATGCTAACACAGCAATTAATAATGCCGCCTCAGCTAGCACTTATGCTAATACTGGTATTACATTAGCGCAGTCTGTTTATAATGCTCATAATAGCACCTCTGTTTACGCTAATACTGCTTTAAATAATGCAGCTAGTGCTTCTTTGTATGCTAATACAGGTATTAATAATGCCGCTTCTGCTTCTCAATATGCCAACACAGGCATTAATAACGCAGCATCAGCTAGCCAATATGCCAATACCGGTATCACATTAGCTCAAGCAGCTTTCAATGCGGCAAACAGTACATCAGGTTATGCTAATAGTGGCGTAACTATTGCACAAGCTGCTTATAATCAAGGCAATAGTACCGCTGTCTACGCCAATACAGGTATCAATAATGCTGCTTCTGCTTCATTATACGCTAATACTGGTATCACTTTAGCACAGGCTGCATACAATCAAGGCAACTCAACTGCTACAGTAGCCAATACGGCATTAAACAATGCTGCTTCAGCCAGTCTTTATGCCAATACAGGTATTAATAACGCAGCATCTGCTTCTACTTACGCAAATACTGGTATCACATTGGCACAAGCTGCTTATAATGCTCAAAATAGTACTGCTGCTGGTGCCAATACTGCTTTAAACAATGCAGCCTCAGCATCACAGTATGCTAATACAGCAATTAATAATGCTGCATCAGCAAGCCAATACGCCAACACCGGTATTAACAATGCGGCATCTGCTTCTCTGTATGCTAACAATGCTCTGACATATTTAAGTTCCAATGTAAGCATTTTACAAAACATTGACAACTATCAGAACACAGTAACTTCTTCAATTGGTACATATGCCAATACTGCATTGACTTTAGCACAAGCTGCTTACAATGCACAGAACAGTACTGCTACAGTTGCTAACTCTAAGTTTAGTTCTTCTGGTGGTACAATTACAGGTGACACCACAATCACTGGTAACTTGACTGTTACTGGTACAGCATTCCATGCTAATGTTCAGAATTTGGATGTAGAGAATAACAATATTATTCTGAATGCTTCATTAAGTTCTACTTTAGCACCAACACAAAATGCTTATATAACAATCAATCGTGGTTCATCAGCCAACGCAGCAATCATTTGGAATGAAGCACAACAGGCTTGGGAAATCAATACTGGTACTTCAACAGATTACATTGCTACAAGAACACAAGCTGCATCAAATGGTGCTATTGGTCAGGCTGCTTGGAATGCCGCTAACTCTGCTTCTTTATACGCAAATACTGGTATCAATAATGCTGCCTCGGCTAGCTTGTATGCTAATAACGGAATCACACTAGCACAAGCTGCATTTAACCAAGGTAACTCTACCGCTACATACGCTAACACAGGTATCAATAACGCAGCCTCAGCATCCACATATGCTAACACCGGTATTACTCTGGCACAGGCTGCATTTAATCAAGGTAATAGTACCGCTACAGTAGCCAACACAGCACTTAATAATGCCGCTTCAGCAAGTCAATATGCCAATACCGGTATTACATTAGCACAGTCTGTTTATAATGCTCACAACAGTACTTCTGTTTACGCTAATACTGCTCTGAATAATGCGGCATCAGCTAGCCAATATGCAAATACAGGTATCAACAATGCTGCTAGTGCCAGCCAATATGCAAATACTGGTATCACTCTAGCGCAGGCTGCATACAATCAAGGTAACTCTACTGCTATATTTGCCAATACCGGTATTAATAATGCTGCCAGTGCAAGTCTTTACGCCAACACAGCAATCAACAATGCCGCTTCAGCTTCATTATATGCCAATAATAAGGTAGCAAAAACTGGCGATACAATGACCGGTTCGTTACAGATTACAGGTGGTTCTTCCAATGTAATCGTAACACAAAGTTCTACTGCTGGTGACCTTGCTAATACATTCAATCACCTGTATTCAATGGGATTGTTTACAGCAAATACTGACCAATCAGTTCAACTTGCTGTACAAAACTTTGCCAATACATCAAACGGTTCTACAGACTTAGCTCTGTATAACAACAAAGGTACTGATAGCAATAACTACATTGATATGGGTATCACAAGCGCCTCATACAATGTGGTGCTAAATGGATTTACTGCTGCTAATCCTGGTGACGGTTATCTGTATTCAAATGGTTCCAATATTCTGATTGGTACTTACACACCTGGTACAGTTGTAAAAGTATTCTCTGGTGGTTACATGGCATCCAATGTGGTGTCTACATTTAATGCGGCCAATACTGCTTCAAGTTCCAATACATCTGGTGCGTTGACGGTAGCTGGTGGTTTAGGTGTAACCGGTAACGTATACTCGGATAAGATTTACACCAATGGTCTGTATTACGCTGCTAATGGTAGCCCAATCTCCACCGGTGGTAGCTCTATTACGCTTAGTGATTCTATTACTTCTACTTCTAGTGCTAATGCAGCAACATCAAATGCTGTTTATCAAGCAATTCAAGCTGCAGTCGCTTCTGGTCTGGCACTCTCTATCGCTTTAGGATAAAATTATGGCGACTATTAACAATCGCCAAGAATTTACGGATTACTGTTTAAGACGGTTAGGCTTTCCTGTAATTGAAATCAACGTAGATGACCAGCAGGTTCAAGACAGAATAGATGACGCATTGCAATACTGGCAAGACTACCACTTTGATGGACTTCAAAAGGTCTATTGGGTACACTACATCACTCAAACTGATGTAGATAACAAATACCTGGACGCAACTCAAGCGGTAGACGGAGATGGTAACGCTATTGAGTTAGCCGGTATCACTCGCATATTTCCACTTTCAGACTCCCAAGCCAACATCAATATGTTTGACCTCCGGTACCAACTGAGACTCAACGAATTGTATGATTTTACCAGTGCGTCCTACATCAATTATACACTCACTCAACAGCATCTTCGTTCCTTAGAGATTATGTTTACTGGAGAAGTTCCTATTCGTTTCCAAAGACATATGCAAAGGTTATACATTGATTGGGCTTGGGGTGATTATGAGGCTCCGGTAGGTCAAGTTGTGGTATCTGAGGCCTATGCTCTGATTAATCCGGATGTTTATCATTTGGTGTGGTCGGATCGTTGGATGAAAGAATATTGCACCGCTTTAATCAAGCGGACTTGGGGTAATAATCTATCTAAGTTTGCCGGTCTCCAGCTGCCAGGCGGTGTTACGCTGGATGGTAAGACAATCTATACTGAAGCTTGTGAGGAGATTGAGCGCTTAGAAAAGGAAATGGAAACAAATTACGGTGCGCCGCTAGAATGGTTCATGAACTAATAAAAAGGAATGAACCATGGCCGTATCACAGTATTTTAATAATTATGGAAGTCTCCCTGAGCAAAGGGTAATTGAAGACCTCATTGTAGAATCCATTAAGATAATGGGTTTTGAAGCGTACTATCTCCCAAATATCAACAATGAAGCTCGTGACTTGCTCTATGGTGAAGATCCTGTCAAGCATTTTCAAGCAGCATTCCAGCTGGAACTCTATCTGTCTAATGCACTAGAATACGCAGGTGAGCGTGAGTTCTTTTCCAAGTTTGGACTTGAAATTAAAAACAATGTTAGCGTCATTGTTTCCAAAAGAACATTCTCTCAGCGTGTGCCTCAGAAAGTTGAAACACCAAATTTACAATACGGTGTTGTTACTCGGCCACAAGAAGGTGACTTAATCTATATTCCGTTCCTCAATGGTACCGGAGAATTGTTTGAGATTAAGTTCACCAATCAGACCAAAGACTTCTTCATGTTGGGCCGGAAGGTTCCATACTTCTATGAATTGGAACTAGAGAAGTTCAAGTATTCACAAGAAATTATTGCTACTGGTATTTCTGATATTGATTCTGTGGTTACCGATTCAGCATACACATTGCACCTTAATGTTGGTGAAGGTATTGGTTTCTATGATTTACAAGAGGTTGTGTATCAAGCTGCCGACATGACACAAGCCAATGCTACCGCAGTTGCAATTGTACAGTCTTGGATTCCATCATCAAATACATTATCAGTCACCAATATTGCTGGTGAATTCATTGATAATATTCCTATTGTTGGTACGCTGAGTGGTGCTCAGTATATGTTGGCTAGCTTTGATCCGTTGGAAGCTCCTGCTAATAAAGAGGTGTATGATAACAAATACATTAACACCTCTGCTAACGAGATTTTGGATTTATCCGAAACTAACCCATTTGGAAGTATTTAATGGCTAATGTAACATATAACCGAATTGTTCGTAAGCTTGTTGTAGGCTTTGGTAATCTATTCAATGACATCACATTAGTTCGGTACAATCCTGATAACACGGAAGCCGAGCGCTTTATTGTTCCTATTGCTTACGCTCCTAAAGAACTCTATGTGCAAAGGCTTGAGGGTGATCCTACGCTGGACAAAAAGGTACAGCTCACATTACCACGCTTATCTTTTGAAATGGTGGGTCTTACTTACGATCCCACTAGAAAACAGAATACCAATTTTAAAAGCTTTGCTCAGACGACCGGTGGAACCGTATCACAATATAATCCGGTACCATACAATTTTGATTTTAATCTGTATCTCTATGTGCGTAACATTGAAGATGGCACACAAGTCATTGAGCATATTCTGCCATACTTTACACCAGACTACACGATTAAATTAAATCTGGTACCTGAGATGGGTATTGTTAAAGAAATACCTGTGGTGTTAAATAGCACCACGCATGAAACAACATATGAAGGTCCCAGAGATTCTGATACTAGAACAATTATCTGGACGCTCAACTTTACTGTCAAAGGTTATGTGTTTGGTCAAATCTCCTCTGCTGGATTGATTCACACTTCAATCACTAACATATATAACGAGATTACACCACAAGATAAAGTTATCTTTAATATGGCACACACAGGTGTTGGTGAATACCAAATTGGTGAGATTGTGTACCAAGGTTACAATGCTAAGATGTCCACGGCTACCGGCAAAGTAGTTGAGTTTGGTAATGGCCAGCTGCACCTAACAAACATCTCTGGTAACTTTGTATCTAATCAGCCTATTGTTGGTATGGTGAGCAATTCAAATTATCAATTTACATCCTATCAGATTGCTCCAATGAAGTTCGCTGAAGTTATTATTACACCTAATCCAACAGATGCTACCGGTAACAATAATAATTATACCTATGTCACTTCAATTTCTGAAATGAATACTGCACCTGTAATCACTAATGGTATTAACCTAACACCATCTAATTATCTCAGCACAGAAGATTTATTAGGTGAAGCTGGTCTATTGGACTTGAATAAGTAAATATTATGTCTAAAACATTACAATTCCGCCGATACCCCGCCAATGTAGTTTCAAACATTGTTGGTGCCAATGGCGAAATCATTATTGATACTACCAATAAGGTCATCACGATTCACGATGGTATAACTGTTGGTGGTTCTGCGATGGCATCTGCAAATCAGGTTGCTAATCTTGCTAACAGTATTGTGGTATCAACTGCTAATTTGGCCAATGGTTCATATTCTGCAACTTTGGATGCTAACGGAGCTTTCAATCTACCTGGCACATTAGTATTTCCAGACCAAACAATTCAGACAACAGCATTTACGGGACAAGGTGGCGGCAATGTCTTCATCAACGAAAGCGGTATTGTTGATTATGGTACTGTGGATCAGCCTGTTAGTAATACCATATACACTGCTGTGCCTACAGGCCCTTATGCTAATGATGTTATTGCAGCAGCACATGGAGTTTCAATCAATGGATTTTATTATGATTCCGGTGGTATTATACATATAAGGCTAAGTTAAGGAAACAATATGATTATCGGACCAGGAATAAAAATTGGTAAAGGAATAGTAATTGGGTCTCCAGCTTATTTTGGCGGTGGTACCAATGGCAGTATTCATTTTAATGGCACAAGCCAGTATCTTTCTATTCCCGATAGCACCGCATTTGACCAATCTGGAGCATTTACAATTGAATGCTGGGTATATCCTACAACAACTACGGGTACTGCTTATGTTTGGTCAATGTTGCAGCATGGTTTTCTGTGTTTACGACTAGCTGATTCTGGCCACTTTGAGATTGACCAATCGTATGTTGGCATCCAAATCACCTCAACAAACACTTATGCGGCCAACGCTTGGTACCATGTAGCACTATGCTCTGATGGAACCACCACAAGCTTGTATGTCAATGGTGTTTTAGAAGGAACATTCAATGGTACCGGAGGATCCACAACAGACGGCAATCAGCTTGAGATTGGTAACTACGCTGGCGGTGGCAATTTGTATTGGCCAGGTAACATCTCAAACTTCCGTGTAGTGAAAGGGCAAGCAGTATACACAGCACCATTCACACCACCAACAACCAATTTGAGCGTCATATCAGGAGCAGGATATGATACAACATTGTTATTAAATACATATTATGGACAGTATTTTTTATATGATAGTTCAATCAATCACTTCACGGTGCACAACAATAGAACAACCAGTTCTACATTGACACCATTTTAAGGAAAACATTATGCCAACAATTACAGGCGGTATTACAATCAATGGTGGATTCGCATTAGGAGGATCCAGCGGAACTTATTCTTCAGGTAGCGGTGGTGCTATGGGTTATAACGAATTTGACCCACCATTTATACCATATCAGCAGTTAGAAGATATTACTGCAACATTTCATGAACCTACAGGATTTACTATTAATGATTCAGGCGCTACGGGTGTTGCTGTAGCAACATTAACTCCAGCAAACCAAACTTATTATGATAACTTAGGTACAGGTTACTTTACAGCCACATTTGGTGTTGGAAGTACACATCATACTGCTGCAGTTGATATAGTTTCAACTCCGTCTTCAGGAGGATTAGTATTCTTCATTGATCCAGGTGTAAGTTATCCATTTAGAATCAATTATCCAATTACAATCGCTTAAGGAAACTATTATGTTTATTTTATTCGCAGAACCAAAACCAGGTGATCCAGATTTTTGGACAAATCAGCGTAGCAAGCTACCACAAAAATAAGAAGGTACATTATGCCAACAATTAACGGCGGTATTACAATTAACGGTGGATTCACAATGGGTGCTGCCGTTACGCACTACTCATATACAGTACCTTATCCAGACGGAGTTGGTGCACCAGGAAACTTTGTTTGGCTTGGTGCATCACTTTCAAATCCTAACATTATGGCATTGATTGCTCTAGGTGATTTGACAGGATGGACTGTTACTGCTAGCGATAATCCTAGTTTGACTGGTACCGTACTCTCAATGGATCCTGTAGGATATTGGGGTATCCAAGAAAGTTATGGAATTCCTTACGCAGCAGGACGTCAATTGATTTTCAGTCATTAAGATTATTAAAACATTATGAGTAACTTTGATAAAAACATGCAAAAAATATTTGATGTGGCTCCTGCGGAAGGAGCTACAAATCCTCCCAAGCCCCAGGCTATTGCAAAACCAAATGCTCCGTCTGGTTTAGAAGAAGATTTAGAAGACGCTTACCAACAATCACGGGAAAATCTTCAAGGTA